ATGTGCGGTTTCATCTAGCCTCTTTTCAAGTTTTCCAATAGTGTCTTCAGCATATTCTTCTACCATATTTGAAATAGCAACTCCGAGTTCATCAAGCGTAATCAATGATGTCACTCTTTCTAATCTTAGTTTTACTCAAGTAGAGTTCAATGAACTGCCCGATTTGATACGTTCGTTCAATCTTATAGATGTATCCTGCAATGTCTGCATATTTGCTACCATCATATAAAAAACTCTGAATCTTTAATGCTACATCAATTCTTATATCTGATCGTTTGCTTTCATAGTATTCGTTCGATGTAATGCTAAAGTTTATACCTATAACTTCTTTTGAGTTTTGAAGTTGATATGCCGAAGATCCAATTGAATTTTGAACCAAATCCATAGTTAGTAGTTTCAATCTAATGTTTGGTGAATTAGGATACATTTTCATCTGCTCCTTTTGTTAATGCAATCTGTCCTACCAACATATCAAATGTTTTAGGTAGTTCTTTTGCACTCCCATCATTCTTAAAGCCAAAAAACGTCTTCACATAAATTATAATCACTGTACTAACCATTGGATTTGATTCATCGTTTATATAAGAAGGATCAATCCCACAGCTCGTTAGGTATGCTTTACAACTACTAATATGAGTTGATAGTTCATCGTCAGCATATGATTCTGATTGGGGGATAAGTAATGCTTTTTTCACGATGTCTAATATTGCCATGAGATCAATCCTTTCTTAATTTAGTCTAGGCTACTATTATGCTGCAGCTTTCTTTTTGATGCGTAGGAATCCGTTGTAACCGACTACGTTACCACCAGTGAATACTGATGCTTTGTAGCTGATGATTCCATCTTTGAATTTGTAATCAGTTGATTTACCGATTTCAACTGGTGAGAATACAGGTACTTCATAATTTGTAAGTGCACCGTATGCAATCCCATACTCTCCAGCGGCTGTATTACTATCTGAGATAGCTTTACAGTTTGAGTTAATGATATAAGGGATACCATCGATCGTTTTGTTGACGTAATCAATTGTGTGTACTTTTCGACCTTCAGGTGTTTTCAATCCAGCAAATGCACGTAAGTCATTCTTATTCAAGATAAGTACTGCTCCACCTTCGACTTCTTCATCTCCACCATAAGCAAAGACAATATCATCAAGTGTTGAATCAGTGATTGCTTCAATTTCAAGTGGTGTAGTATCTGCAAGTGCTACAGCTGCATCACTAAAGATTCCTGTGAATGTATTGGTTGTTCCTGCACCACGTAAGATTTGTTCACTAATTTTCTTTTTCAATGAAATATTAATGTTACGTAACACTTCTGCTTGGTAAGGAATCGCTGGTAATTTTTCAAGTTCCTCTGTAATTTCTGTATAAGCAGTAATCTTCACTTTGGAAATTGTCAAATAACCAAATGCTGGTTCTGTTTCACTGTAAGGTTGTCCTTCAAGCGTAGTCCCAGCAATACCATTACTCTTAACAAATGATTTTTTATACGTTTCTCCACCGTTTAGGTTGATAACATTAACACGATCCACAAGTGTTGAAACTTGTCTAAATGGTAATGGATCTAATCCTGAAGCAGTGTGATCAGGTAGTAAGATTTCTTCACTTGATACTTGAATAACTCTTGATTCACGTAAACTAGCTCCACGTTGTTCTAGTTTTTCTTTGTCAATTTTAGTTCTGTTATCGATAACGATTGGCTTGATTTCTGTTTTACTAGCAATCGCCATTTTCTTATCAATAACACTTCTTTCTTCTTGAAGCTCAGTCGTTTCCGTTTCAAAAGCTTCTAGTTTGGTAATATCTGTTTCATTATCGACAAGACTTCTGATTTCAGTCAGTCTTGATTCGATTTCTTTACGTCTAAGTTCTAAATTCATTGTTTTTTCTCCTTTTAAATTTGTGATTTGATTTTGATACGTTTTTTGATAATACTTGCATTTTGTTCTTGCTCTGCTAACTCCATAGCCTTTAGTTCTAACTCCATAGATTCTAAAGAACGAGCGTATATACTAGTTGCATCATAAGCCGGAGTATCCACAACCGACACATCATACAATCGTTCTATCTTTGTAATAGTTCTTTTTGGAATTCTACCTTCACGGTTCCATACTTGTTCATCTACCGTAAAAGCAAAACTCATCTTATCCAACAACCCACTTCTTACCATTTTATAGATGTCCTGGTTTGTATTCGTATCTAATAATTCAGCTCGGACTTTTAGTCCTTGCGAATCAACTGATAATTGAAGGGACTGGTTTCTTGTTCTTGCTAAAATTAAAAAGGAGTCCATATGATTGTATTTCATAGGAACATCCTTCATCTTTGTTTCTGATAGTGCTCTTGAATCGATTTCTTCAATGAAACCATATTCTTCATCACCGATTAATGTTTCATTATTAAAGACTAGTGCATAGCCTTCTAATATCATCTTGTCATCTTCTTCATGAAGTGTGACATCTGCGAGTCTAGTTTCCTTTATCATTTTTTCTGGTCTCCACTTTCTTAGGTTTAGGTGTTACTTGTTTTTGATATTCATATTCAAGTTCTGAGTCTTTATAGAAAAGAGACTCGAGTTTTTCTTTTTTACAATAATCATCAATGATAATCGTTTTCTTCTTTTGTGTATCTAAGATAACCTTTAAGGCATCTTCTGATATCTTTCCATTAACTGTTATTTTCATCTATAGGTTCCTCCGTTCCAACTTGATATTGGTTTGCTTTATCTGCATCGACAAAGTTTAATGATTGTAGTCGTTTGTTTCCACCTTCAATAGGTTCTAATCCTAGAAGAGCTCTCGATTCATTAAGTGACATAATTCCAAGACTCATTAGTTTTTCAATCGCTGTTACTTTTGTATTCCATGAAGCATACTGTAATCTTTCACTATAGAAGATGATTTCTTCTCCACGTTCAAGTTGATTATCAGTTAGTAATCCTAAAGAAAAAGCCTCGCTAAGTTGAATAGCTAAAGGCTCGATCGTTGACTCGTAGAATGAGTTGTATTCATCTTCTGTATATTTGTTCGTAAAGATTGGAACTGATACTCCAAAGTAATCGAGGATCTTCGCTTGTAAGAACTCAAGCGTATCTTTATCAATCAGCTTTGGATCAACTTCTAAAGGAATGTATTCTGACTTCAAATCAATAGGTATAATTGAACTACCTTTTAAATTTACTGATTCGGATAATGCAGCATCAAATAATTCACGTTGCTTCTTCTTGTCTATTTCTGATAACATCCCATTCATCTTCAGGATACCTTTAATTTGCATGGATGATTTCACTGCATTATCGATTCCTTGAAGCAGACTATCATTTATTGATATGGTTTTTAGTATTGCTTCATGATCTCCTGTGGATCCAGTTCCACCAAAGATATCATTCTGACCAAAATGTCGTCTTAAATGGATAACATTATCGTATGGTAAAATATATGACTCTCCATTATCGAATAGGAACTTGATAAAGTAAGTATCAGAATTGTCCACGATGATTTCAACAGTTACCGGTCTAAGAGGATATATGCCTTTCAGTTCACCTGAATCCTTATCAAACTTCGGATAAACAAATGCATTATCATTCAGCAAAAGTAATGTGATCGTCTTGTAGATAAAGTCATATGGTGTCATTATTTCGTTTGGTTTATACTTCAAAAGAAAAGACAGCCTACCTTTTTTCTCGGTTACTGTCTTATCGTTTTCGGTTTTTATAAATCTTGGTTTGAGTTTAGCACATTGGCTAGCGACTCGATCAATACATATTTTTACCACATCACTCTTTGATATGTTCGTACCAAATGGTGTGTAAAATGTATTTAAATTACTAATTAACTGGAGTGCATCAAATGATCCAGTTTTCTTTTTCCGTTTAAATATGGCCATGTGCTCCTCCTATTTTTTTAATACCAAAAAAGGAACCATATTTATCATTTCTTTATAGCTCCTTAATAAGTTTTTAATTCAAGTCAAAATAAAATAATTCTTCAAATTTCTTTTCTAATATTATGCAGAATATTAATGCTAATTTCGCTGTGGGATTAAATTTTCCACTCTCAATTGCTCCTATGGTTTGCCTTGTTACACCTGACATTTTTGCTAAATCATCTTGTGTTAGGGATTTCTCTACTCGTGCAATTTTAAGATTATTCTTTAGTTCTAATGGAGTGTTATCATTAAATGATTTCATAATTACCCATCGTTAAATATGTTGCGACAAAAAATAACACAATAGAAATCACAATGAAAATAAGATTCAATTTTCTATTTCGACCATTTCTATAAAGTGAAAAAGACATAAATCCAGCTTGCCCCATCATAATCATTACTAAATCATAAGTAAAATCTAATCCTTTAATCATCCTTAAAACATATATTATTGCAAGTACTAAGTAAACTCCCCAAAAAGCCCAATGATATGAAACATCTTTTAAATGTTTTTCTCTCTCATCTAAATCTTGTTTTTCTTCATTAATCTTTTCTAATAATTTTTCTTTATCCATTTTTCTTACCTCCTGCATATAATATATCACAGTAAACAATTAAATGCAAACATAACTTTACATTTTGTAATGTTTTATTTGCAAATAGATGTTTTAATCAAGATTACTAGGTAAACAAATAGTCAGTTTTCTTTTGATTATGAAGTAATTGCTAGGTATTCCTATATCATATTTTCATAATCTGTCTTATACCTATTTAAAACTACATAAGCAATGATTAAAGCAACTGTTCCATCAATTCGTTTGTACTTCGAGTTTAGTTTCGATGGTTGAATGTTTCCATTTAAATCAACCTTAGCTTGAGTGTTTGCAAGACACCATTTAAGGATTGGATTATTGTTATAGTTTACTAAATTGTTTTTTAAATCAGCTTCTAAGATTTTCATAGGTTCTGATAATGAATATATCCCTTGTCTAACTTTCTCCATATTGAAACCTAAGTCTTCCATTTCTTTTATCCAGTACTGAGAATTCCAGGGGTCATACCCTACCCACAGAGGTCTAATTCCATAAGTTTGTATCATCTTCATAAACCACTGTGTTACTAAACTAAAGTCATTTTGATGTCCATCAGTTAATGTAACGTAACCTTTCTTAATCCAAATGTCATATGGTACATTATCTTCTTTGATTCTCTTTTCCACTACTTCACTAGGCATAAAGAAATGCGGAATAACATACTTCTTATTACTATCACGTTTTTGAATAACTAGAACTGCAGCTGTTAAGTCTGTTGTCGAAGATAAATCAACTCCACCAACTGCATAAGAATCTTTTAAATCATCGATTGAATATTTATCCTCATTATTTAAATCGTCAAAAGATAACCATGAACCAGAGTCAGCTTGTTTGATATTGAAGTCTTTACAAAGCATCGTCACCCTTGTGGAAAGGTCATACTTCGATTTATTCATAACATCCTCAAGATAATTGTTTAACTTTACTACTCCTATACTTGGATTCGACTTTTGCCATGTGGTTGGATCTTCGTAAATTTCTTTAGTTGAGTCTTGAGTATAAAGCCAGGGAAGTACTCTGTTATCTTGTATTTCACCTTTTAACATCTTTCTAGCATAATCTAATTTGCCATCTAAAAAACCACCAACGGTTGTCCCTTCAGTGGTTATGATAAATATAAGTGGTTCTTTCTTTGTTGATTGTGATTGTTTGATAGCATCATAGACTTTTGAGTCCGTCATTTCATGGACTTCATCAATACAACCAACTTCGATATTGTAGCCATCTTTGTTTCTTGATTGAGCAGATAACTTCTTAATCTTATTCTTAGTCTTCGGAGAATAGATGTGATAGATGTTTTTCTTACTTCTAGTTTCCTTTGATAAAGCCGGAGATTGTTCTCGCATGT